CCGCCCCTTACCTCCAAGAAAGGATGGAAAGTTCCCTCAGGCCCGATCATTGAGCTGTGATCAGTTCCTGAGAAACCCACCTTCTCTTAATCTTAAGAGAAGGCCGCTGCGGTACACCGTGTGTCCAGATATTATCTGGACTGGGTGCTTCAGTAAAGTACTGAAGTAACGCAGTGTCGTCCTCGGTGGGGGTTCGGCGTTGACTCGTTACCAACGAGCCAACCCTTACCTCGAAACGCTGTAGGTGTTCGTTGTAACGGCGTGGAAATCCGTCACAACGAGGCCTAAAGCGAGTCTTAACACCAAAGACACCAGAGTTCATCGATACCTCAGGAATGTCCCGAGGTATGGTCGACTCCAGGTAGGCAGCAGTGTTTAGGAGGAACTTCTTGTAGAAGTTATTCCGACACTCTACTACACTGGATAGACTCTCTGGTCCGCCGTCGTACGGTTGCCTCCAATAGATTGGTGTAACCAAACACCCGTCAAAGGAGTCAACGCCGCAAGACTCTCTGAACTTTCCAGTCCAGAAAGACTTTTGGTCGTTAACCTTGAAGTAAAGGACTTCAAGAGCGCGTACAACCAGCTCCCGACTGTCAGAGGGTATGACTAAGTCATCCCCAAAGACGGCCACCTCCCCGATGAGAGATTCCACCGTAGACCTCCTGATATCTTCGAAGCCGCGCTTTGTAGCAACGGCCGCGAGCGATATCGCTAGGAAAACGAGGGACTCCACCGGAAAGGTATTGGCGCTACCCATAGTTGAGAATTTTCTCAGAGCAATAGTGCCGGGCACTTGTGGTGCCAGGTCTTGTTGCAAGCTACGGGTGCGGGTTGATCGAAGGGCTCTAAGCAATTCTGGATTTCTCCAGAAGAGCTGCCCGACGACATGACAGGTGACTCGGTCTGACGCCGCCGAAAGATCGACGGTCGCCATCGAGCCGGTCTCCGATGCTTCCGAGCAGAGGGCCTGATTGAGAGATTGGTCGCGGAATGCGACGAAGTCTCCAATCCAGGATCCTCTGGTTCGGGAACAGAAGTAGTCCCAGCAATTTTGCTGGCACCACTGGTGTTCGCTCGGTTCCGCGGCAATAAGCCGTGGTCCCGAGAAAGTCTTGGGAACCGCGATGAGACGGGAACTAGGTTCTTTAGAACCGATGCTCTCGCCATTCTCACACCTATCAGCCCAACTGCAATGATTATGAAAGCCATAATCAGCAATAGGGAACCCACTTTCCAGTACTTCTGACCAATTTGTCCAATAATACTTATTGGACGGGCCAGTAGTCTCTGCAATAGCGCCAGGACCATGCCTGAACCTCCATTCTGCGGGGTCATAGACCCCTAGGGTGGTGGTGAGTAACCTGGACACCTTATCCAGATTACTCAGGAAGATCGACAGCTCGATACGCGTATGCGTATCGTACGTGTCAATCCGGTCTCTTAGCAACTGCGAGCTACCAAAACCTCGGTAGGGCGCAGGAGCGGCGAGATCGGAGGGAGACGAAGCCATCCAGAAGCTTTCAGGTTCTGGTAGCTGGCTATCGGTAGCGTAGAAGGAATGGACTTCGTCCACAATCTTCTCGCTGCTGCAGGGGTAGACGGCCTTCTTCGCTACGTACAAAAGTTGACGTAGAAAGAAGATCGCTTCCTTGCTGCAATCTTCCCTCAGTAGTCCAGTCTCGTGAAAAACCAGTAGGTAGAGTCCCCGAAGAAACTTCGGAATCACTACCCTACCAGAAAACCTCTTTGTGAGAGGTAATCCTGATAGATTGTACTGGCCGCCGGCAAGACACCTATCGAGGTGCTTACCAACAGCTGGGAGGTCTTCGAGATAAACTCGAATTCCCCTTCGCTCCACGAGACCTTTGAGACGGGTGAGATCTTTCTCAAATTCCGCCCCAAGCGTCGGGAACGCCTGCTTTGCGTCTTGGAAGAGCGCATCGTAGACGTTGCTCAGCTCCCTAACATGGCATTTAGACATATCTGGATCAACTCCGGAAAATGTCCCATGCTGTTAGAGAACGCGACCTCAACCAACTGGAAATCTACCGCCTAACACGGAACTCCACAACGAGTGGAGTAAGCTCTTTCCAAGAGCCTTCCGTGCGGCCTACGATTCCCAGCCGCGGAGTGCCACGAGCAGAGCATTCGCCGCGAGGATTGCTTTATCGCAAACCGCATCGGCAAGCGCAACACTCGTGTCTTTGGGCAAGTGCTCAAAGACGAAGTAGAACTTTCGTTCATACTCTGGCACATCACCAGCCGCAAAGATGGTCTGCACAGCTTCGAAGTTGTGCCGATCATACGCTGCGGGTCGTGCCGTGGTAGGACTCGTCTTGGTATGACGAATCCGTACACGGTACTGACTGGTGCCGTCTGATTGACTGCGATACTCAGATGAGTATGCGTCCTGGTTGACCAACTTCAGGGTGATGTCACCACCAGCCTGAGGAAGGACGATCTCGTTACCTAACATGGGAGTTACCTCCAATCTAAAACTGATTCCCCCGGCTCAGCGCCGGAGGGCAGCTAAAGACAGGAGTATCGACCACTTGCCGGCATCAAGCACGGCAAGACTAGGAAGGGGAAACGGTATCAAAGGAGAGGTTGGCCACCTCTGCTTGCGTTGAAACCTCAAATTGTACCAGCCTTGATAGACTGGCCAAGTTGAGGAACCAACCGGATCATGGTCATATGTTGTCCGACTTTCGGACGTCCTCATGACGCAGATCCTGCCCCAAGTACAGCCCACTGAGTTATTCGTCGCCTGCAACATTGTGCCGACGTTCGAAAACCAGTCGATTAGCCACGACCAGGGAACTAGTTCCCAGGCCGCTTCTAATGCGCCATGCGTCGTAATCCCCAAGGCAACTCTTTTGTTGAACCTATCAAGGTCAGCATCAGAGAGCTTTGGAAGATTACTCCCCGGAAGGAGTTTCCATTCCGCGGATCCCCACGTATTATGGTGGGAGACCACTTGGCGTTGGGCATACAGGATTGCGCCGTTACTGTGGATCAACACACGTGTTGGTCCTGTAGCGACGTTCCCAGTACGAAGGTGACACCGTTTCTTAATCGTTTCTCCATCACGAAGTTTACGCAGTTGCGACAGTCGCTGATTGGCGGCGTCCGCAAATTTGCAAAGCTTCCTGATGTCGCTGATCATAGGTTTGACACCCCATCGCCACGAAAGATTTCCTTTCGCGGCATTTTTGATGATGGAAGTGCCCCACCCTCTGACCAGCTGTGGAAGTTCATGAAGCTCACCAAGAGCGGCCGGGATGTTCACATGTGAACTACTCGGATTCGTCTTGGCGAGAATCTCCCAAGCATCTTCTTGCAGTTGGGCATTAGAAAGCCCACCGAAGATCGTGTTTGGGTCCGTAATGGCGCTTCCGCCATTGCCGATTGGGTATGAGACGAATCTTCGTTCAACATACCCATTGACAATGCGTTGGCCATTAAGGAATGGTAATTCGGTGGTGATATGTGAGATACTGAGCTGGTTTGCACCATTTCGGTTTCCCCATGTATCCTGACACCGACTTACCCTACCAACTGCCCGACAACCGACAGTAGTTAATGTAGGAGTCCCACCGGGATTGTAGTACGTAAGCGTACCACAAACGGTAGCTCTTCCATCAACCTGTCTATCTGGCATTGATAGGACCTCCAAGAGAGACGACTTTCCTAAGGGGGGAAGAATCCCAACCGAGACAGATCTCAGTACGGGTCCCGCGACGAGCGGGAC